GGCACCACTATTGCTCACCAACTGGGTGGCGCAATAAAATTCAAAAGGGTACAACCAGTTCGCAACCGCCGAACCAGAAGTCTTGCTTGTGAAAAGAGAGAACCTCTTGACTAAAGATCTAATCGAGACTATTCTCTCTCCAACAGATTCAGCGACTACCTCGAGCGGGACTTTGGACTTACCAAGCGCAAGAGGATTAGACTGAAACTGCACATATGGGGACCACCAATTAGCGGTGTTGGTGGTGGAGAGCTTCGTTGGAAAGGAGAACTCAAGATCTGGTCCTCCGGCCTTCTCAATCAAAATGTTCACTTGAGAAGGAACCGTGTTAGGAGCTATTAGTTCGTTCAAAACGAAAACAAAGAGCTTGCCTGTACGGCTACCAACGGTAGTCAAATTACGTGTTGAGATGTAAGGTACGATCACCTCACACTCATTTGTCTCACGTATGTCCCATATGACCCTAACCAAGTTATCAGTCTGAGCTATGGTGGAAGGCTCCACAACTCCAACTGTACTATCGATTGGCAACCAAGCGATCAACAACCGACCAGAGTGAAACTCGGTTTTAGGGATTTTAAACTTGTACTTAAGGCTTCCTCGCCAAAACGAGAACGGCTCGCTCAAGTAATCAACCACTGGGAGTGTGTAACCCTTAGCGAAGGAAACCGCATCTCCGTGACCGACTTGTGTGTCGAAAGAAGTGACTACAACACCACTTGACTGAGCATTAGTCCAGGGAACTGTTCTAATCCAAGAGTACTTCTCCTTAATGTAGTCAAAAGACATCTCGTCCACATCTGTCCTTTGACGTCCATATGAAATGGGAATTTCATGATCAACCATAGCTGAAAGCTTATGGCCTTGAAACTTACCATCCACATTGCTCATACCTTGCGTTCCCTTACGCATAATCACGCTTGGAGCGCTAGGGTCAAAAGGTTTTGAGTAACCGAAGAAGCTTGCAGTGTTAGCCACTGCTCCTGCCAACCAGGAAACAGTAGAAGCTGTCTGAGACAATAGGGGTATCCCGGCTAAAATGCCAGAAGCCCTTGATATCTTAGACGCTGGTCCACTAACACTGCCATTCAACTCTTTAAATTGAACAGTTTTAGACTGAAGGACCACGTTGCCAGACAAGGTTATGTTGATCAACCTTGCCCAAATGCTGTACTGAGCAACCGTGTCACCACTACCAGCGACTAACGGATCATAACAAATGAGGTAAACCTTGGCAACTGTTCTCGCAAGACTATCAGTGGTCGGAAGACCATAGTTAGTGTTACTTATGAAGGGAATGATGATTGTAGCCGACGTTTGTGTAGCCACGTCGATCTCGACCAATTGACCAGACGTTGAGGTCATAAGGTTAGCAACGTGCGCTCCTGAAACCTTCTCAGAAAGTGGACAAATTGATGGACCACCATTATAAACAACACGGAGAAAATATCTACCTTGTTGAAAACGAACGGCATTGAGCTTGATTGTCACTTCAATGTCTGCCCTGTACATTAGCACACCCTTCAACTTGGATGATTGCTTAGTGTACGTGGCAAGATCGTTTGGAAAGTACATAGGAGCGCCAATCACAGCACCGGCAGAATCTGTGGTCTGAAGGACTCCATTGAAAATCATTGTGGGCTTTTCTAGGAAGTCCTTAATCGTATCAACTCCCGTGACATGAACTGAATCATAAAGAGTTGAAAGTGTGCTAACTAGGTCAGCGGGTCTGGCATCGTTGATTGTCTCGTCTACGACTAAAGTCGTCTTTTGTACATCAACTAATACAGGATCTGAAACGAACGGGGACTGATTTATATTTTGGGTTGCAGAGGGTGGAGATCATTCATCGTAGGTTACACCCGTAGCCTCGATATAGTCTGTTGCTCTAGATTTCTCCGGGACTGCCGGAATGGCATCTTGAACAGTAATCCTAAATAGGAAACCATCTACTGAAGCGCGAACTGTTTGACCTTAAAGCAGACATTTAGCAAGTCGCACAGGCAAGCAAGACCCTCAGGGAGTTTTTAACGTTTCTCAGGCGCCTTCAATCTTGAAAGTGAGTTCTCCATTTCGCTGGAGACCGCTATCAACTAAGTATGAGCACCCCCAGTATTATAAAGCCCCTAGGAGGGCGTAATGAGTACAGGCCTCACTCATCTTTTGTTTCCAAAACACCAAAAGAAAACTCCTTGTTGTTATGGCACTCTAACAAACAGGACTGTCGGGACGTGTATTTACAACGCCAGCCAATGTGGGCATGCATCTTCTCATACTTAGGAATCCATTCATCCCAATGTTTCTGCTCATGGAATGACAAGTACTTGACCATGGTATCCAAGTTTTTAATGGTCTGTATCTTGGATGGAATCCTCTCCTTGGTCTCAGTTCTAGTCCACAAACCTAATTCTAAGACAACGTCCAACCTCAAAGGGGCAACGTACTTACCAAGTATTGGTTCAAAGCGCGTGAATCGCTTAAGCAACGTTGTTTCCTCAAAGGAACGAAAATGGTCTGTCAAGCCGTTCTTGGTGTCACTTGTGTAAACGTGACCAAAGTCGGCGTAACCATTTGCACAGATAGACTCAGAAACGAAATCGCGCCACTCGGGGCTAACGCTAGCACGGTTATCATCTCCTAGCACTCTCACGAGAACGTTGGAGAAGTACTTTGGGAAGAAACCTTGCTCGAAAGATCGCGCTTTCCAAACCGAGTACATAAATAAACCGTGGTTCTCGATAGAGTTCAAACAGGTGGTAAGAGGGTGACCAGAAGCTAATGATCCGTTCCAGTAGTGCAATTGGTCACCACGGAGATGGCACGTGGTAGACATGGACTTGGTGTATGTTTGATAGACCCTCATGGTCAATGGGTCCATAGGCGACACTCTATTGACATAATCAACCATAACTTCTAAACCAGCTTGGAGGGCGTCGGCTGAGTGTCTTGTGTCATACCCGGAAAGATCCCCAGCAATGGAAAGATTCATGTCGAGTGAGATTGCTTTATGAGCGAGCGTGATCAAATGGGCATCATCTCCGTCCATATTGTCACCACCAGCAAATCCATTAGACATGTGATTGTCCAACATCCAGGTTAGGAAGTGACCAAAAAGCATTCTGGTCACAATCACCAGACTAAGTGGGGCGCAAGAGATCAAACGACCTTTGCCTGCACGGACTTTATCCTTTGCCAGTGTTTCACTCTTAATAACATCGGTGAAGACATAGCTAGGAATCTCACCCCTTGCTAACATCCTAAAATTGTCTTGAACCTCGGCATAAAGTTCATTTATGCGAGGGCCCTCAACAAAACCGTCCTCACGATAATCACCAATAAGGTCGTGCTTGTTGAGTTTTATGCAGTTATATGGTGTACCAGCTGATGTGGACAAATCAACACCTTTAAAATTGGTGCCAGCGATGCCCAAA